GAACATCTGGTGCTGATGAATATAGAGGAGTTCTTAGTTATAATCATGCACAAAATGCCATGCGTTTTTACACAGATGCTACTGAAAGATTTCGCATCAGTTCAGTTGGAAATGCATCTTTAGGTCTTGGTGGTGATGCTGTTCCTACTTCAACAGCTTACAATGGTGGAACTTTACATATACATCAAGCAACAAGCGGTAGTAATGGTGCCCAACTAAAGATGACTACAGCTGCTGGCGGTTCTGCTGCTGGCGATGGTTTTTATATTGCTCATTGGGGTGGTAATAACGAGACATTTATCTACAACAAAGAAGCCACAAATATGAGATTTGGTACTAACAGTGCTGAGAGATTAATTATTAAAAACGACGGAGATCTTGAAATTACTGACGGTAACTTAATAGTCGCACCCGGTCATGGTATTGACTTTTCTGACACAGGACAAGGTGGAAGTAGTTCATCCATGTCAAATGAGCTTCTTAGTGATTATGAAGAGGGCACATGGGTTCCAGTTGCTCATAATTTTACCATAGCAGGTACATATCATGCAAACTATACAAGAATAGGAAGAATGGTTCACATTACTATGTGGATACAAACGAATACTGGTAGTAGTGGAGCACCTTTTTATATTGCTGGTTTACCATATACGGTTAAAACTGGTAATGTTTATCAATATGCTTGTGGTCGTCTTGGTAGTAATAGTTTTACCAATTCGCAAAACGATATAGTTTTTGAGTTTACTACTGGTAATACTACAATCTTTCCTAAAGTGCAAGATGGTGGAATGAACTGGGGTATGGCATCTAATACTCATATCATGTTCAGTGGTTGTTACATGTCTTAGACCATCATAATATAAATAATTAAAAAGATATGGCATATATTGGTTTAAAACCGACAGCAGGAGAAAACAACTCTTTTCGTATTCTCGATACGCTATCATCTTTTACTGCGACTTTTGATGGATCTTCAGCATCAATAGTCAGTGTCGGTAATGATACGATAAGTTTACCTGATCATCGTTTTTTAACAGGACAGAGAGTCACTTACAATGATGGTGGTGGTACAGCAATCACTGGTTTGTCTGATGGTGTATATTTTATAATCAAATTAGATAAAAATCGAATTCAACTTGCAACTAACTCTTCAAATGCAACAAGTGGAACTCAAATAAATTTAACAGGTCTTGGTTCAGGATCATCTCATACTTTAAATGTAGCCTTTGATGGAGTCAATACAAAGTTTAAAATCACACATGATAGTGGAACTCATGCAAAGGTGACTCGTGCATCACAGTTGATGATTTCAATCAACGGTGTTTTACAACAACCACATGATAGTGCATCACCATCATCAGGAATTGGTATTGCATCTGATTCTGTTTTAGTATTCTCTGCTGCACCAGCAGTCACTGATGTTGTATTTGGAAGTATCTACTCTACTAACTTATCTTCCTTTGAAATATCAGACAATAAGATTGATAATTTTACAGGTGATGCAAGCACAACAGACTTCACAATGTCGAAGTCACCACCTGATGCAAGAAATATATTAGTCACATTAGATGGTGTAGTTCAACATCCATCAGATGCATCAACAACAAGAGCATACAGTATAACTGAAAATACAATATCATTTGCTTCTGCACCTGCAAGTGGTGTCGCAATTCAGGTCAGACACATCGGTTTTGCTGGTGGTGCTGCTGGAAGTAATGCAGTTGATTCAGTCTTCGGTCGTATTGGTGATGTTGTATTAACAAACTCTGATGATATCACAGTCAGAAATGTCACTGCAGGTCTTGTAACTGCAACAAGTTTTACTGGAAATGTAACAGGAAATGTTGCAGGTAATATCACGGGTGCTGCAGCAACATTCACGGGTAATGTTACAATCGGTGGAGTCTTAACATATCAGGATGTCACAAATATAGATGCACTTGGTATTGGTACATTTAGAGAAGGAATCTTTTTACCAGATACAAAGAAAATTGAACTTGGAAACTCGGCTGGTTCAGGAGATTTACAGATATTTCATGACGGAAACAATAGCATCATCAAAGATAATGGTACAGGTGCAATTAGAATCTTAGGTGGTAATACTGCCTTTATGAATGCAGCAGAAAATAAAACATCTGCAACATTTAATACTGCAACATCTGTTGATCTAAGATATAATAATAGTCTTAAGTTCCAGACCACTAACACTGGTGCAGTTGTAACTGGAATCTTAACTGCCACTCACTTCAGTGGCTCATCTGAAGTTGGTATTCAATCTGGTGGTGTTCAGATTGGTGCTGGTATCACACAACTTAATTTCATTGGAACTGGTAACACATTTGCAGTCAGTGGTACAACCGTTGATATAAGTATTTCAGGTGGAAGTGCCGGTGCTGGTGGAACATGGGGATCGAATGCAGTTGGTGTTCATACTGATAAGATTGTTGGTATCAATACATCAACGATTGTTGGATCTGCAACATCAGAAGGTGCACTACAAGTTACAGGTAACATTGGTATTACAGAAGGATTACTTACACTTGATTCAAATCTTTATACATCAGTCTCAGTCCCATCAGGTAAGAACGCAATGTTGATTGGCCCAACTACAGTTGCAGTCGGAGCAACCATCGATGTTGCTCAAGGATCAACTCTTGTGGTGGTATAATAAATAAAGAATGGAGGATAATAAATGACTGTAATTAGACCCAATAGTGTTTCGGGAATCACAAGTATCACTGCGCAAGCGAATGAAATAAATGTATTTCGTTCAAATGGAACACTTGCAGGTTTAAATCTGAATGGTGTTAATTTTAATACGACAGCAGGTATATCAACATTAGCAGCATTGAAGGTTACGGGTAATGTAGATGTTGCTGGAGTCCTTACATATCAGGATGTAACAAATGTAGACTCATTGGGAATAGGTACATTCAGAACTGGTATTAATGTAAGTGGTGGTCAGTTAGATGTAGGAAGTAATATTAAGATAGGTAATGCAGGTGTCATAACTGCAACAAGTTTTGTTGGATCTGGTGCAAACTTAACTTCATTGCCAGCACAAGCAACCATAGCAAACAACGCTGATAACCGAGTCATAACTGGCGGTAGTGGAGTTAATTTAAATGGTGAACAGAGATTAACATGGGATGGAGCCCAATTATATATTGACAATCAAAATTATGAACCACCAATTCTTATTAACAGCACTCAATCAAGTGTAAGAGCAACAATTAGACAAACAAATGATGCAAACGCAAATAGTGGTCTAGCAATACAGAAGAGACATTCATCTTTACACCCTGCAAACTATTGGTATGGAGATATATCATTTGAAGGTTGGGATGGAAGTGGATATCATAGAGCAGGTTTGATCGAATGTGTCGCAGAGGGTACTCCTGCAAACGATAATATGCCGGGTGGTTTGAGATTTAGTACTAATCCCGGAGCAGCATCTCAGATTGAAAGACTTCGTATCAAACCAGATGGAAATGTAGAAGTTAAAACTGGAAACCTTGTCATATCAACTGCTGGAAAAGGTATTGACTTCTCTGCAACTAGTGATGCTGGTGGAATGTCAAGTGAGCTATTGGACAACTATGAAGAAGGCTCTTATAGTCCAACAATGACTGGATCTGGTGGTGGATCTTTTGGAATGAACCCTCATGCCTTAAGATATACAAAAGTAGGTAGGGTGGTTCATGTTTCAGGTAGATTATACATTCACAGTAGTTCTGGTCTTTCAGGATCAGAAGTTCGTATGACTTTACCATACGCTAATTCTTCAGCTATTAGTAGTAATGATGCACATTCGTATTCATATGTTACCACTTATAACGCATACAATCCTAACTCTGATTATCAAATGGTTTTTTCAGTTATACCCGGAAACTCATATGGTGTTTTCTTATGGGTGGTACCGAATGCAGTATGGCAGTCAGTTAGTCCGACTTCTCACATGAATCAAAATGCAGCATACTATGGGTTTAATTTTACTTATACCACCGCAACATAAATAATTAAAAATATAAATGTCAAAGATAAAACTTACTGGTAGTAATAGTGGATATGTTGAGATAGACTCAGCAGCGGATGCTGGTAACTTGACATTGACACTACCAACTTCTGGTGTCAGACTTTTAAGTAATACTGATAATGTTTTTTCTGGGATTACAACGACAGGAGAGTTAGATATAAATGGAAAGATTGATGTATCAACAGATGTTGTCATTGCAAGAAATCTAAGTGTCGGTGGTATTACAACTCATACAGGTACAACAACTCTTAGTGATGATGTAACCTTTACTGGTGCATCTTATAATGTCTTATGGGATAAGTCAGATAATCAATTAGAGTTTGCAGATAATGCCAAAGCATCATTCGGTGGTTCTTTGCAGATATATCGTGACGGAACAAACACTCGAATACAAAATAGTACAAATACTTTAAGGATAATTGGAGATTCAATTAAATTAAACAATGGAAATGTAAGTAAAAACTTTTTAGTTGCAGAAAATGATGCAGTACAATTAATGTACAATAACAGTACAAAATTTGTCACCACAAACACAGGAACTGTTACAACTGGAATCTGTACTGCAACATCATTCAGTGGTAGTGGTGAAGGACTCACACGCACATCACAATATGCATATCGTAATCGTTTTCATAATGGAGGTATGACAATTGCTCAAAGAATTGGTAATACCGAAACAACTTTAACTCATAATAATTGGACTCAAATTCTTGATAGATGGAAGGTCTATGAAAATACCGATGCAGTGATTACAGCCACTAGAGTTCATAATACTTATCCTACAGCTGGAACCGTTCCTAGCAGTTATTCTGCAACGAGATTGAAAGTAACAACTGCAGATACAAGTTTATCATCAAGTCAACAAGTTCAATTTTCTCAAATTATTGAGGGTCATGATTGGCAGGATCTAAGATGGGGCACATCTGCAGCGAAAAGCGTTACTGTATCTTTTAGTATACTTGCAACAGGATCATCAGCATCAAATGTAACTGGAACATATTGTTTACAATGTTCTGACGCTGGAACTTATAGTCGTGCATATATTAGAGAATATACAATTGATGCAATAAATGTTTGGAAGAGAGTATCTCTAACATTTCCGGGAGACACTGGTGGCAACTGGAACAGCAATAGTTTTTCAGGAACTAATGAAGGATGTAGATTTAGTTGGTTTTTAGCAGGAGATACTAATCAATTTGGTTCTGCAGATACTTGGTCTAGTTACAAGACCTCTACATCAAATCAAAAGAATTTCCTCTCACATGTTAACAATATGATATTCATAACAGATGTCCAAGTTGAAGAGGGAACAGTAGCCACTCCATATGAAACAAAACCTCATTCCACTGAACTTCAACTTTGTCAGCGTTATTATCAGGATATTCCTGCCAACACTGCTGTTTATGTTCCTCAAGCGGGGTCATATGCTCGTATAAATGTTCTCTTTCCAACAACTATGAGAGCAACTCCATCTATAACTCTCACTCCTAGTTGGGATGGTGGCGGTGCCACAATATATGGATGTATGTTTTATAAGAGTGGTAATAATACTATGCCACGCATGCAATGTAGTTCAGAGTTTTAATCATGTCTTACACTTACAAAACACTTGGAAATTATCCTGAAGATATTTCACCAAATCAACCTATGCAAAACATTATAAGAAAAGAAGATAATGCATTTATTCCATTGGATGAAGAAAATTCTGATTATAAAACTTATCTAAAAGATATACAAACTCATGGAATGTCTATTGTTGAGGTGAGTGATTGTCGTAATGGTGAACCAGATAAATCAATGTGGCAGTATGTTGATAATGCAGAGGAGTTGTTAGTAAATAAATACGGTAGTGATCAAGATAAATTGACAGTGCTTCGTGAAGATAGATATGTCAGAGCAATGGAAGCAAAGACACCTTATGAATCCATGACTGATGCAGCACCTATCATAGATGCAACTCCACAGGAAATCAAAGATAAGCACAGACACCTACCAATGAGA